TACTACTGTTATACCTAATTCAGTGGTTGTTAAAATTAAAAAAATAAAGTAATAGTATTTTGTGAGTGAAGAAAAGAAAAAAAAGCAGCCGAATGTTCATGTAAACATTTTAAATTGGGGGCCCTTTGTTCTCCATTTTAAAATTAGTGAGAATTTTCATAAATCGTTATTAGAAGGGGCTAAACAGGCTAGGATTGCAGACAGAGATTATCGCACAAGATTAGCCGGGCATATTAGAGAAGAATATGCTTACAATGACTTAAATACATATACTCCTTATGTAGCCGGTATGATGAGAGCTTATGAACAAGCGCTGAGAGAGTGGCGTAACTCCGGGAAGGATGAGCCTTATAATAAATATTTTTTAAAATCTATGTGGGTTAACTACCAAAAACAAAATGAATTTAATCCACCACATAATCATAGTGATAAATATTCTTTTGTTACTTATTTATCTATTCCAGAGGAATTAAAAGAAGAAAATAAAAATTGTGTAAGTACTTCAACTGGTCCAGGGAGTTTAATGTTTACTTATGGGGACGGCCCTAAAGAATATATTACCTATCAATCTTATTTCCCAGAGGAGAGAGATATATTTATTTTTCCTTCTAGTTTGACCCATTATGTGTGTCCATTTAAGTCAAATTGTGAAAGAGTATCGGTTTCTGGCAATATTTTAGTTGATTTACCATTACATGCAGCACCACCAGATATGAGTATAAATGTGGTGGATGGGTATGGGGAGAAGCCCGCCAAAATCAAAACTTGATTTGTTTCGCGTGGCACAAAAAAGAGAATCAAAGCTCTGGCAAAGAATAAAAAAATTAAACCTGGATGCACAAATTTTCCGCATAGAATCTAATACAATTAATGGAATACCGGATGTTTATATTTTGTATAAAGGTCGTACTATTTGGATAGAACTGAAATCAAATGATCTCAAGAATTATGGTTTGAGTAAGTGGCAAATCAATTGGCATTTAACGCACTTGAGAAATGGTGGCACAGCGTATATCTTGGGCTCGGGGGTCAAGCACCGAGCCCTTAAACTTCTAGAGATTAAGGGAAGGGGATCCGTGGGCCTCGTCTCGGTTGCCTCGGATGATGAAGTTGGATTACGTAAACTAATTCTCCGGGCCCTGGGACCAGCTGCCTCCTGAACCTGAACCTGAACTGGTTCTGGTTTGCTCGTCCTCGTTCTCGCCTCGTTTCCCTCGCGCCCTCGTTAACTAAACAGCACTGGTCCGGGATCCAGCAGCTCAGGATGCAGGTGGAAGCTCACGCTTCTCGTCTCGCCTCGCCTCGTTTGAAAGGCGCGTGGGAAATAAATTCTTGTGCTCATCAGGAGCTGGATGCGTACCGTGCTTCAGGAAAATTTAGGGCTTGACATTATCCCACGATATCTTATATATAAGATATCCCATTCGCAAAAATACGTGTTGTGGGATTAGATCGTTCGGCTATTGGTTTGATCTCGATGTTACGGACGATTTAGTTGAGCCACTAGGTTAAACGAAGGTGCAACGAAATTCGCGCGAAGCGACGGAGTTATTCGGATCAGTCTTCGCGCGTGGGACTGCGCGATAAAGGAAACTTGGATAAGTAGCGTAAGAGAAACACCGGTTATTAATTTGCTCTTTCGAACCGCGCCAAGCTGGTCTCGTCTCGTCTCGCCTCGTCCCGCTCGCCTCGTTTCTTTAAACTAAACAGCATCTGCAGCTCACCTGTGCTTCGCACGGGGGTAGACACAGCTCATACCCTGAAGTAAGGTTTGTGTGAGGCGTGGGAATTTTATTTTGTTAACTTTTTCCTTTCGTTCTCGCGCCTCGCCTCGCACCAAGCTGGTGCTTGGGCTTCCAACTAAACTACAGGACTCTGGATCCAGGCAGCTCCTGCTGTGAAAAATAAATTCATTTAGGGCTTGACTTCCCAGAAAGATGGGATATATATACCTGAAGCTCACGGGGGCATGCATATGCGTTACGGATGGATTAACTTTCATAATGCCACCATCACAGCCGAGCCGAAGGGAGACTGGAGGTCAGGCTGGTGAGCCCAACAAAAGGAGAAACAAATGAAAATACAAGAATGGCTCTTAGCCAAAGAAAAAGAAGAAGGTGTCGGTTCAACCCTGATCAAGGACATCGCGCACCACGGATGCCAGGGCGGAGTCCCCGGTATAATTTACTACAACGAAACGGTAGCATTCTATGCAGCGCATGAGGAAGAGATTTTTGAGCAGCTGGAGGATTACGCAGAGAACGAAGGTCTGAAGCTTGGTCAAAAGGTACAACAGGTAGCACGGGATGCCGGTTCGCTACGTCAGTTCAAGAACAACCTCGTTTGGTGGGCCGTCGAGGTCCGGGCACAGCAGCTCCTGGATCAACGGGAAGCAGCGTGATGCTGCTCATTTCCCTGTTGCTACTGTTTGCCTTCTTTTACCCATACCACGCAATGTGGCTGTGCGCCATCGGCATGTGTCTACTCTAGAATCATTCTAATCTGCCTTCTCGCCTCGCTCGCCTCGCTCGCTTCGCGCGCGTTTGGTAAATAGCATCAGCTCCCTCCGGAGCTGCTGGCAGCAGCTTCCAGACAGGTTTAATTAGCAAAATTGTTTCTTTATTTTCTTGTTGCAAATGATTTGGGATATGATAAGACAATAGAAAAGGAGAAAATATATGTTTGATGACTTTAAAGAAGAACTACTAAAGAACATGCCTATTAAATATAGTAAGATTGTTCCATTGAAAACACCATTAGAAAGCATACACGATATGCACTCTCTCGGTTGCTGGACTGCGATAGATTTATTTCAGTTTAGTAAAGAAAACAAGCACGACACACCAGCACTATTCCTACTGCCGTTTGATAGAAAACTTATCAACGATAGATTTAAACTATTTCTTACGCACGGGGAGAAAGCTGATTTGGTAATTGATGAAGATAAATCTTCTCGCTACGGTGCGTTGCATATCATTTGTGAGTTCACAACAACATTCTCGAAAGATATTATGGTGCCTATCATTACGGGTATGTTGAAAGATATGTCCTCGCCCTACTATTCGTTTGTCTCGGAAACTTGGGTGGTTAAACAAAAAAAGCCCTACGACCGTGAGCAAGACGGCATGCCGTCCGAACACCCTGATAGAATGGAAAAGCTAATCATCTGCACATCTGACCCTACGCAAAATATTATGACTATGAAAGATATAGAAGATAATAAGTTGACAGGGGACGGAGATTATCAAACCACAAAAGCTGATGTGTCGGTTGGTCGATTCTCGAATTTGTTCAAAGACGATAAAGAACATACAAGACACTAATGGGGATAGTGTGCCTTGCCTCGCCTCGCCTCGTGCGTGGTGGGGTTGGGTGTTTATTAAATAAACTATGTGCCACCCACCCAAGAGTAGCTGGGTGTAGAGTATTGATACAACTATAGGTTGTGTGAATAAAAAAGTTAAAATAATTGTTGTATCCTATCTTGATAAGATATAGATTTGTCATTGTCTAAATAAAAAACAAAAGGAGTGTTTATGACAAAGACAAAAACTAAACCTAGTTTAAGAATAGACAAAAAAGTTAAGACAACTATTCTTAATTATGGTTTAATAAAACAACAGATTAAATCTTTAACTAAACAAAAAGATTTAATTAAAAGTGAGATACTTCCATACTTTGAAAAAACTAATGCCATTATGTTAGTTGGTTTAGATAAGTATGAGGGTTATGCTCAAAGAGTTCAAAGAAATAGTAAGAGATTTAATCTTGCTAAATTCAAAGAGCAAAACCCTAAACTATATGCTAGTTATTTAGTAGATAGTGAGAGTGTTGAAATAAAAGTAGATGTTAAACCTATTGAGGTAGTTAATGCCCAATAATAGTTTAATAACTTTGTTAGGTACTGACCTAACAACTAATAATGTTGGGCGTGAAGTTGAACGCCCAACACAAGCACAAACACCGATAGAAAAAAAAATAAACTATCAACTATTATATAAAATGGTTGAGAGTTCGGTTGAGGAAATTCTTTTAGAATATCCTGATGACCCTATTGTTGTTAAGTTAAAAGAAAAACTTTTAACTAATCTTAAGCCTGTAATTAAACAGATACTACCGACTGAATAATTACTAATAGCGTGGCGTTTATCAACGCCACGCTACCACCACCACCACCAGTTCCACCACCAGTTCCACCTGCCTGAAGGTATATGATCCACGCCCTTCAGTTGAAGGAAGGCTCAATATGTAGTACAAATAAGAATGATGACCCACAATATCTGGTATCGCTTACAACCACGAGTTGAACAACAACGCGTGAACTTTAAGCGAGTTAGAAACACGTACGGGGCCCCAAATACTTATGGGACTCCTGAAAAAAAAATTTTAAAATTTTTAAAAGTCTAGGAAAATGAATACTGATTTACTATCAACAGAACAATTAAGAGACCGTGTAGAAAAGACCTGGTTACAACATATCAAGCTTTGCCAAGATAATTTTCTATATTTTGTTAAAGAAGTATGGCCAGACTTTATATTTAGAAAAACTAATGATTCCTCTCGATGGGGCCATCATCAAATCATTGCCAATGAATTTACAAAAATATCGAATGATAATAAAGGAAGATTAATTGTTAATATGCCTCCTAGACATACAAAATCGGAATTTGCTTCTGTTTATTTTCCTGCGTGGATGATGGGAAGAAATCCTAAAATGAAACTTATGCAAGTATCCCACAATACAGAACTTGCAACTAGATTTGGTAGTAAGGTTAGAAATTTATTAGCTTCTCCAGAGTATTCACAGATCTTTGGGGATGTTAGACTAAGAGAAGACGCTAAGGCCAAAGGGAAGTGGGAAACCAATCATGGTGGCGAATATTTCGCAGCTGGAGTAGGAGGAGCAATTACTGGACGTGGTGCGGATCTGTTGATAATTGACGACCCACACACAGAACAGGATTCTTTGTCCGAGGGGGCCATGGAGCGTGCATATGACTGGTATACATCTGGACCCAGACAGCGTTTGCAACCTGGTGGTTCGATTGTATTAGTTATGACTCGTTGGGCAGAAGATGATTTGACTGGTCGTTTAATCAAAGCTCAAAAAGAACCTAAAGCAGATAGGTGGAAACAAATTTCCTTTCCTGCAATTATGCCGAGTGGTGATCCAGTCTGGCCAGAGTATTGGTCGTTTGAAGAATTAGAAAAAGTAAAAGCTTCCTTAACAATTAGAAATTGGTCGGCTCAATATATGCAAGAGCCTACATCAGAAGAAGGAGCAATCATTAAAAGAGATTGGTGGCAAGTATGGAAAGGGGGATTGCCCACTTTAAAACATGTTATCCAATCTTATGACACTGCATTCTCTAAACAGGAAACAGCTGACTATTCAGCTATTACCACATGGGGAATATTTAAACCTTTCGAGGATGAACCC